GAATCATTCTTACGGATCGGTTTTATAACCCCTTGATACAGTATTTAATGTATTCAATATTTTTTAATGTATTATGATAGTAGCAATAACATCGTTTGATACCTCTTGGGTGTTATTGCATCCTAAATTATGCCTATTAGGTCACTTTTCCTTTCACGCCTAGTGGGCTTTTTTATTTGAGAAGGAGACTGTATGGCGCAAAGTCAGAGAAAGTTGGCAGAAGAGAGCGATGTGTCTTTAGCGACTATCGAGCGTGCCAAGAAAAGTCTAGGTATAGAAACTGAAACTATATCTGAAGCCGATGCGGAACGCATCAAAGAGTTTGTAAGTGATACTGCCGAACTTAAAAGGCAGACCAAACTCAAAACCGACTACATTTCCAACGAGTACGAACCTGAAGTGCGTAGGATCGACCAGTCAGACGATTCGTCCGTACTGGATATGCTACAGGACTGCAAGGAGCAGTATGTCGCCAATGAGAAACTCATTAAACGGCTGACATACGAAATCGAACAGCAGACCCTGCTGATGCATGGGAACGGAAACGGAACGCTGTCGGCTGTACCGCAGTTGGGCATGATGGAGAAGTTTCAGAAGATCAACATCACTTTAAGAAATCAGATCGTATCGCTTGAGCAGGAACTGGGAAGGGTTGCTGAACCGAAGAAAGATGACGACCCATTCCATTGATCCATTCAAGGCGTATATCGAGGATGTTGAAGCGAATCCTAGATACTACAGCCGTGAGATACAAGCCCAATGTGAAATACAGAGGGAAATGCTCAAGAAGTTCGACTACATCGAAGAGAAGGGAAAGCATTGCGTTGACTGGATAGAGAAATACTGCATGCTCGTTGAAGGCGAGAACGCAGGGAAACCTGTAAGGCTCATGGTTTGGCAGAAGTGGTTCATCTATTCCATTCTCTGCTTTTGGGGAAACCTTGATGTTGAGGTGTTCGATGATTTCGGTAACATTCTAGGCATACAGAAGAAGTATGTCAGGATCGTGAACGATGTCCTGCTCATGGTCGCTTCAGGAAATGCGAAGACATCTCTGTTGGCGTTCATGAATGCGTACTTCATGTACCACGAGGACATACCGTCACCGAAAATCTACATAGGCTCTAACGCCTACAAGCAGTCGAGGCTCTGCTTCGATACGACCATGAAACTGATCAGGCGCAACAAACTGCTTGATTCCTATGCCGACATCCGCAAGTCTATCGGTGAGATCGAAGTCGAAAAGACGAACTCCAAACTGATAGCGATGTCTAGTGACGGAACGAACTTTGAGGGTATCATTCCTGCGGTTCTCATCATCGATGAGATTCACGGAATGCGTACATCGCAGTACGCTGACGACTTGAGAAAATCAACGAAGCGAAGCGATGCGCTTACCATTGAGGCAACTACGGACGGTGTAGTTCGTGGGGGCTATTTGGACGGAAGGAAGGAACTGGCAAACGCCCTGCTGTTCAACAGAAGCGAGATCAAGGACTATCGAAAGTTCTTTGCGATATATAGGCAAGAGGACTACGATGAGGTCATTGATGCCTACAACAAGAACGACATTGGGCTTTACCGAAAATCTAATCCGTCACTTGGCGTAGCGGTTTCAACGGAGATACTGAAGGGCAAGGTCGTTGACATGATCAACGATCCGCAGAAGAAGGTCAGCATACTGACCAAGAACTTCAACATTCCGCAGAACCCAATTACCTCATATTTCACGGAGCGTGAGTGCAAAGCCAAAGAGTTCAACGAGAGCATTTTCTACAATGCACCTGTTTTTCTTGGGCTTGATATGGCTTACACGAGGAATCCGTCAAACGACTTGGCATGCCTTGAAATGATGGTGTACAACCCCTATACAGACGAAGAGTTCTGCAAGGACTTCTATTTCCTGCCCAAGTATTGGGAGGAGGAAGTCAAGGAAGATGGGGAAATCCGTATCGAGAAACGAGATATGGTCATATACAAATCGAAAGAGGATGCCAACATACTGTACTCGCCAAAGGAAGGCAAGTACGGATATGATCTATATGCCAAGAGGGGCGATGTCGTTATAGTCGATGAGAAACTCATCGACACATTAGTGGAAGAGTTTGGCGAGCATGTCCGTACAGACTGTACAGGCATCACCGAGGACTTTATCATCTACTACATTGCCCATTTGGAACTGAAGTACAACTGGATCATCTGCAAGTTTGCTCTTGACCCAAACAAAGCGTCAAAAATCGAGGCATTTTCTAACCAAAACATCCCATCTTTAGACGGTAAACCGCCTGTGATCAAGTTCAGGATGGAGGATAAGAAAAACTCACAGCCGATCATCGTTTCCACGAAGGAAATCAGGTCTAGAGGGCTTGTTTATAACAATAACCGCCTTACGGAACTGCATTTCGCTTCCGCACAGGCAAAAGAGGACATGTACGGCAACATTTCGTTCACAAACTCGATGAGAGAGCGAAAAGACGGTGTTATAGCGAATCTTTCGGCAAGATCGGCATGTAATGTGTTCATTCACAACAAGGACACAGGCGAGGCTAATTTGGAATACCTGAAAGGTTGGTGGGATGGAGAAAAAGCAGATGGTTAAGGTTTATCTGATGTGCGGTGGCTATTATCCAAACTTTTCATATCCTAAAGCGATGACCGTCATCAAGGGCGAACCCCTGTTCAAGCGCACAATGCGACTTTTGGAAGGGCGTGCTGAAACAGTCATCTGTTGCAACACGGAGGAGACGGCATTTGATGAGTACAATCCTGTAAAATGCGCCTTTACCTACAACCATGTACAAGGTTCAGGGTATTATTTGGATATTTTCGATGCTGTTCCGTTCAATGAGGAATGCATCTTCCTTTTCAGCGATGTTTTCTACACGGAGAATGCGATAGACATGATCCTGAAGCGGTACAGCGAAACGGACAGGAATATTTTTATCTGCAACCACTATCCGTTCAACAAACAGCATTTGAGGCAGGGCGAGCCGTTCGGTTGGATCGTCAAGGATGTTGATGAGTTCAAATCGGCTATCCTGCTGTGCAAAAGGTTGCAGGATCGTGGACTGGTCAACGACATAAGACACGGTGGTCTAGGTGGCATTCCTACGAACTGGGAACTAGCCCATGTAATCAACGGAATGGGAATCAACGATTTCAATCTTCGCAGAGAGGACTGTGTTGTCATTGAAGATGTCACGATTGATGTGGATGATCCTTCAGTAATCGAGAAAATCGAGAGGAGAGTCAATGAATAAGAATGTTTTCTTCTTTCATACGATCAATTCCATTGGAGGCGTAGAGACATTTTTCTATGAACTGGCGAAGAAATACCACAAAAGGTATGACATATCGGTTTTCTATGTAAAAGCCGACCAACAGCAGTTAAAACGCCTTAAACGCTATGTTAAGGTGTACAGGTTCGACAATCAGGAGATAGAATGCGAAAACGCATTCTTCAACTACAATCTTGAGCCGATGATCAGCCATGTTCATGCCAAAAAGTATTACGAGATCATTCACGCAGACTTTCAACTGCAAAAGAACATCGAACCTCACATTGATGAGCGCATCGACACTTACATTGCTGTAAGCGAGAGGGTGAAGGAGAGTTTTTTTGCAAGGACAGGGGTCGAGTGCGAAGTGTGTGCCAATCCGTTGACATACGACAAGACCCCTGATCCGTTGTTTATTTTGTCAGCGCAAAGGATGACATCAGAAAAGGGCGGTGGCAGGATCGCAGAACTGGCGCAGAGGCTTGACCGTAGCGGTATCCAGTATTATTGGATGATCTTTACGGATTCACACAAGACTGTGCAAAGCCCAAATGTGATCTACCGCAATCCAAGACTTGATATACGACCTTTTATACAGGCGTGCGATCTTTTCGTGGCGGTCAGCGATTCAGAAGGGCGCTGTTACTCCGTTGGCGAAAAACTCGCATCAGGTTCAGGGAAACTCCTGATCACGCCATGCCCCTCGTTCTACGAACAGGGCTGTGATGAGGAAAACTCCATCGTACTGGAGTTCGACATGTCTAACATCAATGATGTCATCGAGCGCATTCAGGAAATGTACGAATACAACAAGCCGAAGAAATCGTTCAAGCCTAGAAAAGTAGAGGATGAATGGTCGAAGTTTCTTGCGGAAGGCAAACCTGAATATAAAGGCATGGAATACTATCATGTTCATGCTACGGAACTGTACAAGAAATACAATGTGTTCGATGTAGAACTTGGCTATGTACCGCAGGCAGGAACGGAGTTCGTTGTAGACGGAGAAAGGCTAGAGAAACTGCTTCACAGCCAGTATGGGGCGATGGTGATAGTGGATGGAAGGGCGTAAAAAGGTCTACAAGACTAAACTGTGGCAGGAGACACGCAAGGCGGTTATCGAAAGAGATAGGGCAATTTGCTATTTTTGCGGAAAAGTCATAGGAAAAAGGGCGACAGTTCACCACAAAGAGGAACTGAACGAAGAGAACTACACCGATTTCGATATCGCCTACAACATGGATAACCTAGTGTGCTGTCACGAAGATTGTCATCGCCAGTATCATGCGCTGTACGGATACAAGCAGTCGATAGTGAACGATGATTTAAGCATTGATTATGCAAGGAGAAGAGTATGAACATTACGCTACAGCAGTTGTACACATGGGGGGCTACATTTGTCGGTTTCTGTGGAGTGATAGCGTATATCGTTAAACCGTTCTCATCTTTTATAACACGAGTCAAGAAGATCGAGGACGATCAGCAGAAGTTTGATGACAAGATCAGCAAGAGCGAGCAGAACGACAAGATGATCCTGAAATGCCTGAACGCAATTTTACTGCATATGGAAACAGGCAACAGCACAGGGGAACTGCGTAAGCAGAAAAAGGAATTGGACGACTATCTGATCGAAAGTAAGTAAGGAGACATAATGAAGTTTCATATTCCATTTACAAAATACGATGTGCATGTCTCCAAGCGAGGAATGAGTTATGTCAGGGATGGTCAACTGGTAGGTTTTACCGACTGGGTAAACGGTGGCATTTTCACGCCAACTACACCGATCATGGAAGAGATATACAATACCTTTGCGAGCGAGTTTGCAAAGATCGACCTGAAGCATGTAGTCAGCAAAGGCGAGGACTATGAGATCAGGGATGACAAGTTGAGTTATCTCGTTGGCGAAAGACCGAATCCTTTGCAGAGCAAGTTTGAGTTCCTGTACACGATGATGTACCAGTTGCTGAAGTACGGCAACGCATTGGCTTTCCTAGAGAGAGACAAGAACGGCAATGTCGTGAGGATCAACCCATGCAATGCTATGGACTACGAGTTCGGTGGCGGTTATCAGGTGGCAGATGAACTGATCTACATGAAATACCGCAATATCAAGACATCCATGATAGAACTTGTGGATTACCGTAATGTCATACATTTGAGATACAACCCTAACGATATCTTCTATGGCGACATGTTCACATCAGGTGCGTACAACAAGGTCATTATCGATGTCATCGATGCATCTTTGGCTACACTTTTAAACGAGTTGAGAGACTGCGGAACTGTACGAGGAATCATACAGATAGGTGGTGCGGCTACAGGGTATGCTCGTGGCGTGGCGACAAGAGTCATGGCAGGGCAGGAGGAGAAAATCTCCAAACAGGAAGAGATCATCGAGCGTATCAAAAAGACCAAAGGCGGTATTCTCGTACTGGATGCAGGCGAAGAATGGAAGCAGATGGGCAACCCATTCAGCACAGCATCAACACAGGAGATCAACAAGTACATCGATATTCTTTTACAGTTCTATGGTGTCAACGGCAAGGTCATCGATGGAACGGCTTCCTCTGATGCGATGGAAGTCTTTTTCTACAAGTCAATCGCTCCTAGAATCGAGCAGTTTGTCACGGAAATGTCCTACAAGATTTTTTCCAAGACGGCTATCACGCAGGGGCATAAGATCGTTTACTACCGCAACCCATTTGAATATGTGCCAGTTAC